ATGGGTGGAAGCGCCGAACCGAAGCCTTCCGCGCTCTAGCTGGGGAGTTCCTCAACATAGAGTTCGGATGGCTACCATTTATTAGCGACGTCGAAGACGTTGCTGAGGTCGTGAAGTTCCACGCCCTAATGATGGAAAACTATCAGAAGGGTAGTGGAGCTCCAGTTCGTCGGAGGTTCAACTTCAAGGATCAGAGTAGCACTTCTGGCTCGGTCGGAGTCGGAGAACCAGTCGCTCCTCAAGGGAGTATCCTGGGTCTTCTTCTCAAACCGGGCGAAGAAGCGACCATGGCAATGACTACTACGGTGGAGACCGTAGTTAAACGATGGTTTGAGGGAGCGTTCACCTATGCTGCCCCTTCGTCAACTAAAAGTTGGCAAAAGGCACTAGGCTACGGTTCCGACGCCAATTATCTTCTTGGCACCTCGCTTACCCCAGATGTTCTCTGGGAGATCACGCCATGGAGTTGGGCCATTGATTGGGTGACGAATGTCGGTGACGTTATTTCTAACGTTAACCAATTCGCGCTCCAAGGGCTCGTTATGCGATATGGGTATATCATGGAAGAAAAAACTACCACGATTACCAATAGTCTAACGAAGGGCAAAAACTACAACCTTTCGGGACTGCCCCCTCCCTCTAAAGTCATCACGACTTCAAAGGTGAGAAGGGCCGCTAACCCTTTCGGATTTGGCATAACTTGGGAAGGCTTGTCGCCTACTCAAATTGCCATAGCCGCTGCAGTTGGAATTACTCAATTGTAGCTGCGGTATTTCACTGCAACCATCAAAGGAGTATTCGTACTCCAGAATAGGAGCATGTTTATGGCATTCGCTGATCCCCAGAAAGTCAAAATCGGTGCTAAAGAAAGTACTCTTCCTCGAGTTTCTTCGGGGAATTTTACTTCTCTTTACCAATCCGAAGACGGTCTGGTTAAACTTAGTGCTGCGACTACCAGTAATGGTAAACGCAAGCGCCAGGTTTTTAGGTTGGATCAAAACAAGATCACGACAGATCCATTCGATACCACTCAGAATGTCGAACTCGGGGCAAGTGTTTATCTTGTCGCGGATCGACCTCTGGCTGGTTTTACGAATACAGAAATGTTGGAAATGGTTACAGCCCTGACTGAACTTGGGGCTGCATCCACCAACACTGTCTATAAAAAGTTCCTGGCTTCCGAGTCATAATGTCTCGGAGTCCTTGGTTCTTTTTGGGTCTTTCTGTTATGTTCATTGCCCTAGCTTTGTCTGTGAGTATTCTCATAGGCGCTGCTAATGCCGTGTCCATCACAGAACATGAGGCTCAATGTATTGAATCTCATGAGTAGAGTTTTCGGTTTTATACCGTCTGCTCTTATTGCCATTCGAATTTTGATTGGCATACGTGATCTGTACACCCAATGGGTAAAGCTTAGGTAGGATTTTCCTACATTCGCTTTACTCCTGGCGAATATCATAGGCTAAGGAAACTCACCTCTATTTAAGGAGGAAGTTTGAAAAGCCTGATATTGCTCTGGATTAAGGTAGCAGAAGAATCTGCTACTCGATGTTGCACTAGCGCCACCATGGACATTAAAACTGTCCAAGGTCGGTCAAACGATGAGGGCTTGTCATTTCTGACAATCACCCTACCTTCCTTTGGCAAGGACTTCCAAAAAGGTCTTAACCAAGGGTTGGTTGATCGCGACATGTTCCAAGGTTTTTCTTGGCATGCAGGTCTCCCCCGATTTCTCGGAGGTTTCCTCGATCTTGTGTTTGACCGTGCTAGCGGTGTGCTACTGAATGAACCGTCCATTGATGCAATTCTTGCCGTTCGGCAACTAACGTTGCTGTTCAGCAAGATCCTCCTTCCTTGCACTCCTGCAAGAGATAGAAGGGCAATGGATGACTATATTCAGTGTGATCAGGAAGTGGCATACAATGATTCTCTTATGGAACCATCAGATTATGATGAATTTCACAGGATGTCATTGTTGCTGTTTGGGAGCATGCTTTCCAAACTAGACAAGATTGTCTATGATGGATCCCATGTTCCTCGACATGGGCCAGGTGCTACGGCTGATAAACTTAGGGGTAACTCTAAGTTCAACCAACGCACATGGCCTTCTCGTTTGGAGGAGTATTTCCCTTCTGGGGATTTTCTCTTCCCTAATGCTCGTTATTACAACGAACACTATGACGAGATCCGCTTCCTAGAACCTGGTTCGGAGATACCTGTTAAAGTTATCACCGTTCCTAAGACGCAAAAGACACCTCGAATTATAGCCATCGAGCCGACTGCTATGCAGTATGCACAGCAGTCATTGCTTGAGGCTATAGTTAATGAGGTTGAAACTAGTTATCTTTCTAGTTTCATCGGTTTCCAAAGCCAGGAGCCTAACCAGCTTCTGGCAGCGGAGGGATCCATTACTGGATCTCTAGCCACACTTGATCTAAGTGAGGCCTCTGACCGAGTGTCTAACCAGCTCGTTAGGACCATCACGCGTCAGTTTCCCCATTTGCATAGGGCGATTGAAGCGTGTAGGTCTCGCCGGGCGAGGGTACCTGGACATGGCGTTATTCGCATATCCAAGTACGCGTCTATGGGTTCAGCTCTTTGCTTTCCCATTGAGGCAATGTGTTTTCTTACACTTTGCTTTCTTGGGATTGAGAAAGAGCTTAGCACACGCTTTTCCAATCGTAACCAGATCATGGATTACGTTGGAAAGGTTCGCGTCTATGGGGATGACATTATTATCCCTACAGACACAGTGCATTCCGTGATAGACACCCTTGAGCATTTTGGTGCTCGTGTAGGTGCCGACAAGTCTTTCTGGATCGGAAGATTCAGAGAGTCCTGTGGTAAGGAGTACTATGAAGGCGAAGACGTTTCAATCGTCAAGGCCCG